GTATGCTTCTTGGGCTTCCAGCCAAACTCAATCAAGTATTCTCCGATCTGTTTTCTGGAACCTAGGTTGAACGGGATAGCGTCCGAACGTACAAACGTCGAATCAGGTTTCGCACACGCCTTAGCATACTCTTCATCAGAAAGGCGGACCTTTTTGTTTTGCCCAACGACTTGAGCCATCTTAGAAACCTTGCCAGTTTTCGTAAGCATAGGCTCAAGCTCAATCGAATTGTCTTTCGGAGTGAACGTTTTGTGGACTTCATTCTCGGCCTCAGTCAGTTCATCGTTAAGTTGTGCAACCAGACAAGTAGCATGTTTGATATCTAACAAGAAACCATTCTCCCGCTGCTGAGAAATAATCTTGTAAGTTTCATGCTCAAGAAAAACAGAGTCAGAGCTAAAGCCCTTGGACTCAAGCTTAAGTTGATTGAATAGTTTGTAGTTTAGGTATACATCCTGCTCGCAATACTTCAGCATTTCAGGAGTAAAGCGATCATACTCGTGGTGTTCAATTTTAGGAGACTTCAGGCGGTAGCCCCAGGACTCAAGGCCATGGCCGCCTTCACGCACAGGATTGAACAGGCGGCTAAGCACCAACGTATCCACAACCTTGCGGCCAACACTAAGGTCAACCCCTAACAGTTTGTTGATGGTCGGGATATCATAGCCAATGATGTTGTGGCCCACGAGCTTCGTAGCACTCTGAAGATATTGAAGGCCTTCGGCAAGCTGGTCGGGCCCAAAGGACCGTGACTCGCCCGTCGAAGTATCGATGGCAACGATGCACCAAATCTTGGTAGCGTCCAGGCCATCAGCCTCAATATCAAACACAAGTGTTGTCATAGCTCTACCTCAAAGTTTTCTTCGGCAGACTCAACGTCTACCTCTGCGAGCCTACCACTATCCTTGTCGTATCGCAAGTGAGTTGCCAGCCCAACGTCCCCCGTGTAACGAGACTTGAGGACTCGTACCTTGGTGGTCGAAGCCTCGACAGGGTCTTCGGACTGTTGGTTGCGCTCTAAGCTGATGACGCAATCAGACAACTGGGCGATAGATTGGGAGCCTCGGAGGTGGCTAAGGCCGGTCTCAATGCCATTCTCGTGACCACGGTTGCCGTCAACGCGGCGAAGGTGGGACACAAGGATCATGCCACATCCAGTCTCCTCGACAAGGGTACGAAGCCGATGCATGATGGAGTCGATAGCACGGCGCTCGTCGTTCTCTGGCGTTGACAGGACCAGCATGTGAAGGTGATCAACAATGATCCACTTACAGTCGCAGCCCATAGCCATGAAGCGCAATTTGCTAAAGATACTATCCAGATCATTCATGCCGTGGTGCGCATGAACCCATACACGGTCTTTATTTTTACCCGTGAAGATTGTTTCATAATGTTTCTGAAGCTCTTCCTTGGGGTAGGTTTCTCGTACACTATCAATATGGATACGGGCGTTGGCCTCAATGGACACGATGCCATCGATGGTCCGCCGCCAGTCTTCTTCCAGGGCGATAACGCCCACACTATCTTCAGTGTTCTTGATTAGCCAGTGTTCAATTTCTCTTGTGACGCTGGATTTTCCTAGGCCGGTACCGCCGGTCAGAGTTACCAACTCACCCTGCCGAAGCCCCTCAAGCTTATCATTCAAGCCCTGCCACGGGTAAGGAATGGACGGCTTACGGGGGCGGTTGATGTACGAATCAAACTGCTCACTAACGTTCAACACTCCTGAAGGCGTGTACAGTTTAGCGCCCCACCATGCCGTCATGAAGGCCTGAGAGCGGCCCTTCTTCAGCATGTCGTTAGCGTCCTTAAACTCCTCAGGCAGTGTGACTACACGAGCCTTCCCAGGCTTGATGATCCGGGCAACTTTGCGGGCTGCCTCGCGCCCCGGCTTGTCGTTGTCAAAACAAATGACAACATTGTCGAAGGACTCAAGAAACTCTAGGCCTTCTTTAACATCCCGGTCAGCGCCCTGGGCACCGTTCTTCACAGAAACAACGGGCCATTTGGACCCCATCATTTCGTAGGCAGCCATTGCATCACACTCGCCTTCAACAATTGTGATGTACTTGCCGCCCTGCTGAAATGCTTGAGAGCCAAACAGCCCTGTTCCTCGCGGGCTTCCTTGCCACAAGAAACCCTTGTCTGCAACCTTCCGAACCTTGTACCCAGCAACTTCGTTATTCACATAGTATGGGTAGCTATGCTCGTGGATGTTGCCCCTTTGATCCTTGACGGATCGAACACCATACTTCTTAGCTGTATCTAAACTAATCCCCCTGTCTGTTAACGCATAAAACTCGCCGTGCGTATTTGAATCGTCCATCTTGATTCTCTGGTAGGTAGCGATGTCTGTCACAGTACCATCCATTGCAGCTTCGTAGTTTGGAATAAACCCGCCACAAGAAAAGCATTTGGCGGAACCATCATCATTGATGGCGGCAGGGTCGCTACCGCCACACAATGGACAAGCTACATGCGTTTTGACAAAAGCCAAAATTTACTCCTCAGTAGGCTCCTCAGTAATGAGGGCATCATCGTCCAGATACTCTTGAACCTTTGAGTGCAGCGCCAAGACTGCTGCTTGTCGTAGGGTCAGGGTATCTTGTACAACATTGAAGTCTTGCTGCGCAAGAGCCAACAGGCGAAATGCTTGTTGACCTTCCGAAGAAAGCTTATCAACATCATACACCTTGTCATCAACATGATAAGTATTGGGCATTACAGTTCTTCCTCCTCTGCTTCGACATCGAATGCACTAGCTGCAGTAGCATTCCCACCATACTCAACAAGGTCGAGAACCTGCATGGCTTTGAAGTCAAGTCCTTTGTAGACTTGGCCGTTCCACTTGGTATCCCACTCCTTGAAGAGAACCTTAACGCGAGAGCCGTTACCAACCGCTACGTCGATCTTGTTCTTGTAGCGATCAAGAAGCTCAGGAGCCTCGCGCACCATACCGTTAGGGCCGTTGACCTTGCGCTTGATGATCAGTGCAGGGCCCTCGTCCATGTCCTTCACCGGGAAGCCACGGGACCGATAGTCCTCGGCAACATCCGGGTCAACCACCAGATTCACAGAGTAGCAGGGGGTGAACTTGGTGTTAGGCGTAGTCACAAAAGACCAGTAAGCATGTCCTTCTACAACTGCCATAATGATTACCTCACATAAAGATGATTAATAAACAAAGGTATCTGAGCTAGAACGAACTCTTCTGTTACCGTCGTTCCTGACTTGCTCGACTGTATTTTACAAAAACTTATGAACCTTGTCAACACCTCCTGGCTGGGCCGCTGTACCCCAAGCATCATCACGAAAGCTCGGGTGAAAACATCATCAATGATCTCTTCAACTGTCAAGCCTTCGTAATCGTACATTACTCTACGCCGATAAAAGACGACATCAAGACATTCATCTTGGCCGTATCAATAACAAAGTTAAAGGTCTCGGCAGGCAGGTCCGAAGCGATGTGGATGTTACCGTCAATATCCGTAATGAGGATGAAGCCTGCCCCGGACTCGGGGTCAGTGGCATCTTCGCCAAGGCTATCAAGGCACTCAGTGATCTTCTCAGACAACGAGCGGCCCGCAGCTTCTTTCTTGCCAAAGGAACCTTCAATGATCTTCATTGCTTGTACTCACTCAGGGGAATCACAGTCAAGTTCTTAACCTCAAGACTGTGGCTCAGTTTAATGTTCAGGTAGGTGTCGTAGACTCTGCCGAACGGGCCTGTGTCATATTTGTATGTGAAGGTTTTCCCGTCTTCCCGAACTACGTCACCCACCAGAACCCAGGGATGCCCGCCATGCTTGATGTAAGCTAAGCTATACAACAAGGCCTTTAATGGCCGGTGCAATATTTTCCAGTATATCTTCCAATAAATCTTTCTGATCATAAATTAAATCCTCCGAAGATGTAAACCTGTAAGAAGCGTAATGTTTATCATCTTTGATTATGGTATCTGTGGTAATTCCATATCCTAGTTTTCTAAGATCATCAATTCTTGCAGCAAGTCTAGTTATTTTATAACTATGAAAAGCCTCTAGAGAAGTAATACATCCAAAATTTTTCATGTGCCTTAATACTATTTCTTTCTGGGTTGTTTTTTTCTTCATCGATTTCCTCCCGACCCAAGGAGAACTCCTCGCATTTTCCGGTCTTGGAGTTTTTTGAGATTGATTTCTGCGACTTCTGAAAGGTTGATTCCGTTACGCCGGAGTAACACAGCCAAGTTCCAGAGGACGTCCCCGGCTTCGGAGACAACCTTGGATCGGAAGTCAGGCTGAGTGCTATCACCACGCAGCATAGGTTTAACAAACAAGTCTGCAAGTTCTGCGGCCTCCACCATCAAGGATGCAATGGGATAAAAATCATTCTTGAAGATTGCAGTTTCAACTGCTTGGTCTTGATAGCTGTCGATGTTCATTTCTTGTCCACTACTTCAATAACAACATCAACCTTTTTTCCAAGCTCATAGAAAGTACATCCTCCGAAAGGCGAGCCATCTATACACAACCAATCAGTAATATCATCCATGCTCCCTACGCAGAAGTCTTCATCTTCGGTTATTACTACATAGGTTTTATCACTCATTCTTCACTCTCCTGATAGAAGTCAATCAACATATCAATGTAGTGCCGTGCTTTCTTCAGGTCTTGAATGCCACCCTTATCTTTGTAACGTGTTACATACTTTACCACGTTTGCTTGGCAGGCGTCAAGGCCGTTGGCCATAGCATACTCAATGGGCTGAATCTTATGCTTCTTGTAGTGGTCGCCGCCCTCCTGGGTGATAAGGCTTTTGAAGCCTCGCTGCGCCATGTCCTCTGCCCTACTCTTTGCTGCCATGTCGCTCCATTCCTGTGGCGTAATGTCATTAATCTTTCGGTGGGGCATTGCGTCCTCCTTCTAGCCAGTTCAACAAAGCCCGCCCAGTAACTAACATAATAACAAAAATTACAAACCAAATCAAGTAGAGCATGG